GCGCGGACCTCGTTGATGTCCTCGGACAGCTCGGCCAGAGGGATTTGAATTTGATAGACTGGCAAGGCGCCGACGCAAGCAGCCGTGCGCCGGAAATATACCAAGGCCTCGACAACGTGCAAGTCGCACGCAAGGTTGTGGAGGCCAAAGACCGCTACCGTGCCACTCTTGTCTTCGTTGACGAGGGTGGCGTCGGCGGTGGCGTCGTAGACATCTTGCGCCACATGGGGCACCAGGTTATTGGCGTGAATTTCGGCGATGCACCTGACGGCACCAACCTCGAGCGCGGCGTTTTGTACGCGAATAAGAGGGCCGAAATCTGGGGCGGTATGCGCGACTGGCTACCGACCGGCTCGATCGCCGAGTTCAAATCCCCCGGCACTGACGTCACCCTCGTCGATGAACTTTCCGGCCCGCAGTACGGCCTGACGGCCAAAGAAGCCATCCAACTCGAAACGAAGAAAGACATGCGGCGGCGAGGCGTGGCCAGCCCAAACATCGCCGATGCCCTCGCCTGCACCTTCGCATTCCCAACTCTAATACAGCCCCTTTCCCACTCGGGGCTTCCCATGCTACAAATCGTCACACAATATCCCGATTACAACCCCTACGATGGAGGCTTCTAATGTTTGGTGGTGGAAAATCACAGCGCGCCGCAGACCCAGCTTATCCCGTTACCACGGCTGAAGCCCCAACTGGCGGTACGAGCAGCTCCATGCTCACCCGGCAGCTCCCGGCTTTCACGACCCAGGGCCTGACCGCAACGGCGCGCTCGGGCCGTAAGTCTCTGCTCGGAGGCTCTGCCGGTGCCTAACATCACAGTCGATCAGCACAACAAGATCAAGGCGCTGCTCGCCTCGCTCGACAACGAGTGGAATGACTGGCGGCCGCATTACCGCATACTGGCGGATTATATTCTCCCGCGCCGGTACAACTGGCTCTGCACTCCGACCGAGCGCCGGGCCAAGATGACCAAAAACCCCAACATCTTGGACGCCACAGGCACGAGCAGCGCCCGCGTTCTCGCCGCTGGCCTAATGAACGGCATCACCTCGCCCAGCCGTCCGTGGTTCAAACTACGCACCGGCGACATGAACCTCGACAACAACATCGTCGTGCAGCGCTGGCTTGACGAGGTCCAGCGCCGGATGCTTCGCGTCATGGCCGAGTCCAACTTCTACAACGCCATGGCCGTCATGTACCTGGACCTCGTCGTCTTTGGCACGGCCGCCATGCTCATTTACGAAGACGACGAGACCATTGCGCGCTGCTACAACGCAGCTTGCGGTGAATATGTCTTGGCCCAATCCGCCTAGCTGCGCGTCACCACCTTTGCCCGCAAGTTCGAATACACCTTGCGCCAGGCCGTGGAGCGCTGGGGCGAAGACGCCCTCTGTGAAAGCAGCAAGGCCCGCTACAAGCAGGGCGGCGCGCAGCTCTCCTCGACCATCACCATTCGCCACATGATCGAGCCGAACTCGAAAGACAGTGGGGTCAAATCGCGGTTCAAGTTCCGCGAGCTGTACTACGAAGAAGGCGCGCCGCTCGGATATGTCCTCGAGAACCGGGGCTTCAACGAGTTCCCAGTCCTCGCCGCCCGCTGGGAAACCACAGGCAACGACGTCTACGGCACCTGCCCTTCCATGGACGCTCTCGGCGATATCTTGCAGCTGCAGCATGAGACGAAGAAAAAGGGCCAAGGCCTCGACAAGCTGATCGATCCGCCGATCGTTGCTGATATCCAGCTGCAAGGGAAGCCGAATGCCTTCCTCCCCCGCGGCATCACCTACGTCGCAGGCGTGAACAACGTCGGCGCCAAGCCAGTCTATCAAATTCAAATCCCTCTGGCCGAGCTGTCCGAGGACATCAACGAGGTCCGCGCCCGCATCCGCGAAACCTTCTACAACGACCTCTTCAAAATGATTTCGCAGCTCGACACGGTGCGGTCGGCCACGGAGATTGATGCAAGGAGGGAGGAGAAACTTATCCTTCTGGCCAATGTACTGGAGCGTTTCCAGAACGAAGCCCTCGACCCGGCCGTCAATCGCTACTTCCAAATCATGTCCCGGTCTGGTCTTCTGCCTGAAACGCCCAAGGAACTCGACGGCGCTTCGATCGAAGTCCAGTACGTGTCTATCCTTTCCGTTGCCCAGTCCGCCGTCGGCGTGGCCCCGACCGAGCGCTTCTTGCAACTGATTGCCCAGGTCGGTCAGCTTGTTCCGTCGGCGCTGCAATTGCCCAACTGGGAGGATATGCTCCGCGACTACGCCCGCGACGTCGGCGTCAAAGCTGCGCACGTTCGTTCGCCTGACGAGTTCAACGCGGCGCTCAAGCAAGAGCAGGATCAGGTCGCCGCGCAGCAAGCCGCCGTGCAGGGTGAACAACTTGTCAGCGGTGCAAAAACGCTCAGCGAGACCGATGTCGGCGGCGGCTCCAACGCCCTGCAGGCCCTTCTTGCCTGAGAACCAGCCGCTTGCGCGCGCACGAGAAAGCAGATACGATGGCCCAACATGAAGACAAAGACCTGAAGCGCGAAGACAAACTCCGAAAGATACAGGACAAACTCTTCGAGCTTAACGTGAATGAAGCCGCCGCAGCCCTCCTCTCGACCGACAAAGGCAGGGATTTTCTGTGGTGGCTCTTCGAACAGACTGGCATAAACCGAAACCCTTTCGCGGCCTCTGCCGAAATCACCGCCTTCAACTGCGGGCTTTTGGAAACCGGCCAAAGACTGCAAGCCCGGTGCTTGGAAGTTAACCCTGATGGCTTCCTCACCATGACCAAGGAGAGAACGAATGGCAGACGAACCAGTAGTAACGCCGACCACAACGCCCGAGCCGACAACACCGGCCGCGACGACACCGGCACCTACGCTGATTACAACCCCGACACCGGCAGCGCCGACGACGGAACCTCCGGTTGATCCGAACGCGCCGAAGGTCGAAGACAAGCCGGTTGCGCCAGCTGCGCCTCTGACCGCCGCGGACATCAAGCTGCCCGAAGGCTTAACGATGACGCCGGAACAGTCTACCCAGCTTGTCGACATATTCAACGACGACAAGCTGTCTGCGGCCGACCGAGCTTCGAAGCTCATGGACCTCCACGCCTCGACGCTCAAGGCTTTTGCCGAGCAGACGGTGCAGGAAATCCAAGCCCAGCAGACCAAATGGGAAGACGAAATCAAAGCTGATCCGACGATCGGCGGCGACAAGCTCCCCTCCAACCTCATCAAAGTTTCAAAGTTTCTCGACGCCATGGGTACACCTGAGCTACGTGAAGCCTTGGATGCCACCGGCGCAGGTAGCCATCCTGCAATCGTACGATTTTTCATCAAGATGGCTTCCGAACATGCCGAGGGCACACCGGCCGGCGGGACTCCCCCGCCTGTAACAACCACCGCGGCACAGAAGATGTACCCCGGCATGAACCCCTGAAAGGCCTGACCCATGGCAGTTAAGAGTGCACTTTACCCAACCTTGCTGGACCTCTCCCAGCGTATGACGACCGAGGGCTCGATCGAGACCGATATCGTCGAAATGCTCAACGAGACGAACGAAATCCTGGACGATATGGTCTGGCAGGAGGGCAACCTCGTCACCGGCCACAAGACCACGATCCGGACCGGCCTCCCGGCCCCGACCTGGCGTAAGCTCTACGGCGGCGTTCAGCCCTCGAAATCCCAGACCCGTCAGGTCACAGACTCGTGCGGCAACCTCGAAGACTACTCGCAGATCGACAAGGACCTTGCTGAGCTGAATGGCAATTCCGCGTCGTGGCGCCTCACCGAAGACAAGGCCCACATCGAGGGCATTTCGCAGGAACTCGCCGATACCATTTTCTACGGCGACGAAGGCACGAACGAGGCCAAGTTCACCGGCCTTGCGCCGCGCTTCAACTCGCTGTCGGCAGAAAACGGCGGCCAGATCATCACCGCAGGTGGTTCGTCCAACCGTCAGTCGATCTGGCTGATCGTATGGGGTCCGCAGTCCCTGTTCGGCATCGTGCCCAAGGGCTCGCAGGCCGGCATCCAGACCCGCGACCTCGGCGAAGATACGGCCAACGCCCCCGATGGCAATGGCCTTCATCAGGTCCTGCGCACTCACTACAAGGTCCAGGCCGGTCTCACCGTCCGCGACTGGCGCTATGTCGTGCGCATCCCCAACATCGACGTTTCGGCTCTCAAGGCTCATCCGGTTATCGGCACCGATACGTTCCTGCCCGACCTGATGTACTCGGCGATCGAGCGCGTTCAGAACCTCAACGGCCGCGCCGCATTCTACATGTCCCGCTCGGTTCGTGAAAAGGTCCGCCAGCAGGCGACCAACGCGACGACCAACTCCACTCTCACCATCGATCAGGTCGGCGGCAAGATGCTCATGAAATTCCAGGACATTCCGATGAAGCGCGTCGATGCCCTCGCAACCACCGAAGCAGCTGTTTCGTAAAGGGGACACAACATGATCACTGACTTTTTGAATGAGTTCGCGGACTCCCAGGCTGTCACTGGCGCCGCAGGCACCCGCAATGTGGGCGACGTCATCGACCTGCGCCAGACCGTCGGCGGCGATTTGGGCAGCTACCCGCCGATCTACTGGTATATCCGCATCGACGCCGCACCGACTGGCGCTACAACGGTCGAGTTCAAACTCGTATCCGATGCTGGCTCCACCCCGGCCACTGACGGTTCGGCGACCCAGGTCATTTCGTCCGGCACGCTGGCCATCGCCAACTGGCCGGCGAACAAGATCGTCTGCATTCCGCTGCCGGCGGGTATCGTCAATGAGCGCTATCTTGGCCTCCAGTGCGTCAACGTCGGAGCCAGCGCCCTCGCCGACCTCGTCGTCACTTCGGGCATGACGCTCACCCCGCGCAACTGGCGCGCGTATCCGGAAGGAAACAACTGATGAAAGTCAACCTCTCACAGAAGTTTTTCTACGGCCGGGAACTCTACAAGCCCGCGCAGAACCCGGTCGAGCTTCCTGACGCCGCCGTCGATGACATCTCGGACAACGATGTTATCGTCGAGGGCTCGAAGGAGGTCAAGGCCCGGTTCGAAGAGCTGAAAGCGGAACGGGCCGAGCGCCGCAGCTTTCAGTCCAAGGACGCCGTGGGCAAACTTCAGGCCCGGATCGGCATTCTTGAGGACCGGAAGGACGAGGCCGGCGGCAAAGACCACTCGAAAGAGATCGCCAGCTTGACGAAAAAGCTGACCGATTTGGCCGAAATGGTCGACGAGCTGAAGGACGAAGTGGCAAAGGCCAAGGCAGACTCGGAGGCTTCGGCCCTCGCGACTTCCGAAGCCCTGGCCAAACTGACTGAAGCCCAGGCCAAGCCGACCAAGACCACTCTCTAACGGAGGCCCTCCATGGCCGACACCATTGTTTCAGTGTGGAACCAGGCTCTAGGCGCTTGCGAGGTCAGGGCTTCCATCGCAAGCGAGAACGAGAACTCGTCAGAGGGCCGGCTCTGCCGCCTTTGGTACGAAACCATACTGAAGCAAGTGCTGCGGGCTGCTCCTTGGCCCGCAGCATCTTCCTACAAAAGACTGGCTCTTTTTGCCGATGCGAGTGAGGAAGAGAGCTGGGCACCCGGCAACCCGGCACCTGGCTACGGCTACGGCTTCTCTCTGCCCTCCGACATGATCCACCCGCGCAACCTCTTCAGCTTTGCCAACTTCGAAATCTCCTCCGTGAATGGAAAGAAAAAACTTTCCACAAACGAGGAGACGCCGATTTTGAATTACACAAAGTACCTGACCGATATCACTGAGTGGGACGACAGTTTTCGCCTCGCCATCGTCAACGCACTCGCCGCTGCGATCTGCGGCAAACTGACGACGAGCAGAAGCAAGAGCCGCGACCTCGAAGGCAAGGCCAATGAACTAATCCTCGTCGCCCGCACCCAGGCTGCGAATGTGGATCAGGAAAGCTACGAAGCTATCCCTGAATGGTTCGCGGCTCGCGGTTTCACCGGCACCAGCCCCATCCGTTTCATCTACCCGAGCGGGAGCCTGCTCGTAAACGTCGGCGGCATCAATGGCAATTGATTATATCATCCACAGTTTTGGCAGCGGTGAAATCTCGCCCAAGCTCCTTTTCCGAGGCGACTTCGAAAAGTATGAGCTGGGCGCAGCGCTGTGCCGCAACTGGTACATCGACTATCGTGGCGGCGCGAGCACAAGGCCGGGCACGAAGTTTGTTGTGCCTTTTCAAAAAGACAACCTCGATGTGAAGTGTTTTGAATTTCAGTTCTCGCCCGACGCTGCCAACAGCTACATCGTCGTGTTTGGCGACAACTATATCCGCTTTGTGCAGGGCGACGGGTATGTATTGCAGGCGGCCAAGACCGTTACAAACCTCGTAGACACAGGCGTGCTAACAGTTACTTGCACGGCGCATGGCTACTCCAACGGCGACTATGTTTTTGTCGAGGGCTTCAGCAATCCAGATGTTCTCAACGGCAATTACTACTGGGTCAAAGACGTCACCGCCAACACCTTTACGCTTAACGACAGTGTGGGGAACCCTGTGTCAGTTGCGGCCTTTGGCGCCTTCTCTGGCACTCCGACAGTCTCGCGCGTTTACACTGTCGTATCGCCTTATGACTCCACCGACCTTGAAGGCCTTTCGGCCAATCAAATCCGGAACGAACTCCGGCTCACCTCCGCAAACTTTGCCCCACGCACTCTCACGCGCAGCGGCCACACTAGCTGGGCTTTGACAAACTCAGTTGTTGTTGATTTGCCGCAGCGCCCAGGCACGCAGACCACAACAGCGTCCGCAGCAGGCAATGCCGGTCTTATCGTCTGCGTTACTGCGGTGGATGCACTTGGTCAAGAAAGCCTGCCGACTCGCGTGACACTTGGACTCAATATTGTCAACTATACTGTAACAGCGGGCTTCGTCACGTTTACCTGGGTCGCATCGCCCGACGCTGTCAGCTATAATGTCTATCGGTCCAAAGTCCTTTCAGACGATGCAAAAATCCATTCGGGTATGGACCTCGGCTATATCGGCTCAACCATCGTTCCGGAGTTTACCGATGAAAACATCGTGCCTGACTTCACGCGTATTCCGCCGATCCTTTCTAACCCTTTCGCCGACGGGGCCATAGAGGCGATTGAAATTACAGCACCTGGCGCATCTTATTCCCGCGGCACAGGCGACACGACCTTCACCATCACCACCTCGACAGGCACCGGCTTCATCGGCTACCCTGTGGTGAACGGCGCTGGCGAAGTCATCGGCTCGAAGATTATCAACGGGGGCTCGGGCTACCTGTCGTCCGACACAATCGCAATCGTCGACACAGGCATTGGCACCGGCGCAACAGCAACCATGACTGTCGGCGAAGCATCTGGCAATAATCCTGCGCTCGCGCTCATCCACGACCAACGGCAAATCTACGCCGCTACTGAAAATCAGCCGCTTACGATCTTCGGTTCGCAAATCAAACTGTTCCAAAACTTCAACTCCTCTTCGGCGCAAAACGACAACGAGGCTTTTGAATACGAACTTGAAACGCCCGAGGTCACGCCCATTCGCCATATCGCAACTGTGGCCACCGGACTTATGCTTTTGACCTCGTCGGCCATTTGGGTCATGAACGGCGGCGATGCAAACACAGGCATCACGCCGAAAAAAGCCAAGGCCAAGGTGCAGTCCTTTATAGGCAGCTCTTCCACTGTGCCGCTGAAAGTTGGCGAGGACGTGCTGTATATCGACGCGGTCGGCTCTACTGCCCGCTTGATGGCATTGTCGCAATATACTGAAGACTATCGCGGCGAGGACATTTCCATCCTCTCCAATCACTTTTTCACCAATACGAATTTTGTCGTGGACTGGGCCTATGCCTCGGACCCCGGCCGTCTCGTTTGGGCACCTCGCGTCGACGGCAGTCTTCTCTGCCTTACCATTGTGCGCGAGCACAAGATCATGGCTTGGACCCTTCATTCAACTCGGGGCAAATTTCTTCGCACTCTCGCCATGCGCGAGGACAAAACCAACGGAGTCTATTTCATAACTGAGCGGGAAGTGGACGGCCGAACGGTTAAGTATTTGGAGAAGTTTGCGGCCCGCGATAGCTCGGCGATCGATATGGAATGGGCGCTTGACTGTGCTTTGGCTACAACGCTTAACTACCCTGCCGCCACGCTGACATTCTCTGCGGCCTCCGGCGCTGCCACAGCCACAACGAGCGGCGCCGTCTTTACCGCAGGTATGCTTGGAAGTTTTATCCGCGCCGGAACTGGCCGAGCACTCATCAAGTCGATCGAGTCCACGACTTCGGCCTCGGTGGAAATCTTTGCCGATATAGAACTGAAGCCAGAAACTGCCACGCCGAAAACTTTCGCTTCGACCGAGTGGTCGCTGAACGAAAGGTTCACGGTGATCAAAGGCCTGAGCCATTTAGAAGGCGAGTCAGTAACTGTCTATGCCGACGGTGTTGAGTTTCCGGCAATGACAGTCGTGAATGGCCAAGTCACCCTGCTGTATGGCGTGAGCTACGCAGTAGTTGGTTTGCCATACCGTTGCACTCTTCGCACCCTGCCGCCCTCTGTTGTCGGCGCAGTTGTAGAGGATAAGCAAAAGCGCGTCGTCGGCCTCGCATTCCGCACCGATGAAAGCTACGGTTTGAAAGTGGGTGAACGGCTCGATGAACTTGACGAAATCAAATGGGAACCCGCAGAATTTGGCGGCACGCCTCTCAACCCTTTCAGTGGTATGAAAGAAACTTTTGTCGACGGTAGGTTTGGCATAGACGGCCAGGTCTACTTTGTGCAAGACGCCCCCTTCCATGCCTCAATACTCGGTTACGTACTCCAACTGGACCTCGGTGATGTTGACCCTTAAAGCCCTGGGCGAAACGCCTTCCAATCTGCCCGACCTCTTGCTGCCCGAAAGCGCAGAAGTCCTCGCCCGTTTTTCCATTCCTGACCCTCTGTCGTATATCCGCGACGGAGGCATTGCCGCTTGGGCCGGTGACAAACTCCTCTTCATCATCGGCCTTGTAAAAACTGGCAGTCTTCTCGGCCTCAACAACGAGCTGTGGATGCTTGGCGGCAAGGGTTTGAAAGACCTGTCTAGGCGCGAGTGGAAGTTTCTGCGCGCCGTGTTTCGGGCCGAACTCAAAAACCGCGGCCCCATGACCGCCCGAGTTCCGTTTGAGCACAAGCAGGGCCACAGCTTTGCCAAACTTTTTGGCCTATCTCCGACCTACCGTTCTGGCGGCTTCCAATATTACGAGGTGTTCTAATGGCTTTTGCGGCACCACTTTTGGCACTTGGCGGTACTGCTGGGGCGGCCGGCGGCGGCTTGAGCCTCGGCACGATCCTTTCCGGTATTGGAGGCATTGTCGGAACCATCGGTCAAATCTCAGCCGGTAACGCTCGCGCACGTATGGCAGAAGAGAACGCGCGTAGGGCTGACGTCAGTGCGCAACGCACTTCGGACCAGTACCAGGAAGAGCAACGGCAGAAAGATGCGGACCAGGCCGCTATGCTTGGGGAGCTTGAAGCCGGACAAGCATCGTCTGGCTTGTCTACACTTTCCGGCAGCTTCGGCGCGGTTCGTAGTCGTGCTCGTCAGCTCGGCCGAGTCGACGCCCAGACCCTTCGCGAGCGTGGCGCAGTCGACATTGTGAATATCCAGAATCAAGCGGCTGACTTTCGAAGCGAGGCTAAAGACGCGAAACGCGGAAACCTCTTCGCCTTCCTCGGCGGCGCCACACAGCTTGGCTCCACACTTCTCGGTGGCTCGTCAAGCTACGCCCCACGTTACAGGAGCATCTGATGGTTATTAATCTGGCACGTGGAACTGTAAGCCCGATCATGCCCGGCATCGATTATTCGTCCCGCCGGATCAATGAAAACGACTACGGCGTCGGGCTTGGTCGTGAGCTGCAACAGGCCGGCGATCAGCTGAACCTGCGGGCAGAAGCTGAACTTCGCCGAACTGACGAAGACAACAAGCGGATGCAAAAGTTCCGCACGGCAAAGCTCTACTCGGAAGAAAGTCTTTACGCGCAGCAAGACCTGCAGAAGCGTGTAGAAGAGGCCCCGCTCGGCGCCGAGGGCTTTGCTCCGAAAATTGTCGAAGACTACTCGGCACGGCACAAGACCATTCTCGAAGACCTCAAGAAGCAGGGCTATGCGCAGGACGTCATCGATGAAATGGACCTGTCGCTGACGGGAATGCGGACCGGGCTACAAGACAAGGGCTATGGCTTTGAGCAAACTTCGCGTGTGGCGAAAACCCGAAAGGACCTGGACGAAGTCGGCCTGAACCTGTCACAGGTGGCATCGAGCAACCCGGCTGAAATGCAGGGCGCCCTCGACACAGCTTATGCGGCGATTGACGATCTGCCGGGACTGGACGCGCCGTTGCGCCAGAAGCTCAAGGATGAGCAGAAAAATATCATTGTGAATGCGGCGGGGTTCGGGCTAGCGGATCAAGAGCCGGGCACGGTCCTGCGGCTTTTGTCTGGCGGTACGTTTCAGTCAGGAAGGGGTCAGCCGCTTGTCGCCACAGACCTGCCCCCAGAAGCCGCCGCTTTCTTGAACGCGACCGCAAGCACGGAGTCGCCGGACTACAACACGAGCTATGGTGGTGGAAAGTTTACCAGCTTTGCCGATCACCCGCGCACGAGTAAGACTATCACAAGCGGGCCTAATGCTGGGAAACAAAGTTCTGCCGCCGGTCGTTATCAGTATATTGAAAGCACTTGGGATGCTGTCGCTGCGGCCAATGGTTTCACCGACTTCTCGCCTGAGAACCAGGACCGCGGCGCATGGTGGCTGGCGCAAAAGGACTATCGGGCAAACACAGGCCGGGACCTCCTTGGCGACATTCGGGCAGGAAGCTACGATCTTGTCCGTCGCGGTCTCGGCTCCACGTGGGAAGGCCTGACAAAGATTTCCGATGAGGAGTTCGGCCGTCGTATGCTGGGGGCATCGGGCACGTCAACCGCGAAACTCGTCGATGGCAAGACCG